GTCCTTAGCAAGCCACAGGCCATCAGAGTCGCACATCAAAGCACGTTGGGTATTTCCCTCGGCATCTTTCTCAACTCGCAACGCCAACACTTCATCAAAGAAATAGGGGAGCGCTTGGCCTGTTTTGTTGCCTGGCATTGATGGGCTATACAGCACTCGCCCCATCTCATCCTGAGTCTTTTCTAGCTTAGCAGTCATAAGAACATGGCGTCCCGGAATGTCTCGGAATGCCCGAATGATGTCAGCCATTTGTTCCTGCATTGCGCCGTAGGCAGCTCTAGGGTCTTTGTTGACCTTCTTCTCATGGTTCAGGCAGACTTCAGCGATCTCGCTGATAGAGTCAAGCGCCACCGATTTGTACTCGGACTCCAGCACCCAAGAGTAGGCTTCCCGCAGGTCATCCATACTGGTGATTTCCAAGTAAGGCAGGTTGGCGTCTTGGATAGACAGCAAACCACCTTCGGCAGACAATACAACGGGGTTTGGCAGCGTCTTAATCAGACTTGTCTTACCCGAACCAGCCTGTCCGTAGACAAGCAATTTGACACCGTTGGCTGCTAGGCCGCTGGTACGTTTTAACGATATAGCCATGTGGCTTTCTCCTTACTGTTTGCGCTTCCGTCTGGACTCAGTTCGAAGCGTGCTTGCAGTATATCACAGGTTCGTGATACAGTGTCAACAACTTTTTAACAACAAGTGAAAAATAAATGTCAGACCTCTCAAGCATCCTCGGTGGCCCTTGGTCGCCACCAGAACAACAAGCCCCCGCCGCACCCGACATACAGCTAAAAGACGCCATGCTTGGCGCAGGCTTAAAGCCACCGGAAACACTGCACTTGGACGGTAAAGTCCACCGATTTAACAGTGGTACCAAAGGTGAGAAAGGCCACGACAAGCCTGGTTGGTACATCATTTTTAACGATGGCATACCCGCAGGTCGATTTGGTTGCTGGCGTTCTGGTGTGGAGTTGACTTGGAAGGCAGACATAGGCCGCAGCCTGACGGTGGCCGAGGAAATGGCACAGTCGCGCAGGCTATCTGAAGCCAAGGCACAGCGCGATGTGGAGCAAGCCAAAACCCGCGAAGTGGCCGCCAACACCGTGGATTTAATCTGGTCGCAGGCAGGGGCCGCAAGCCCTGAACATCCCTACTTACAGCGCAAAGGCATACAGCCCAATGGCGCACGGATTACAGGTGATGGGCGCTTGATGGTGCCTCTGTATAACTCAGACGGCGAACTCTCTAGCATCCAATACATTGACCACCAAGGCGGCAAACTGTATCACCCAGGTGGGCAAACAGGTTCAATGTTTTGGCTTGTGGGAAGCACTGATGATGTTGACACTCTCTACATTGCCGAAGGCTTTGCAACAGCGGCAACTATCTCCGAGGTGACAGGCAAGCCATGCGCTGTTGCGTATAGCGCCAGCAACTTGGTGCCTGTGACGGGCATTCTCAAAACTGCACATCCGACATTAGACATTTGCATTGTTGCCGACAATGATGCAAGCGGCGTAGGCCAACGTTATGCAGAGCAAGCCAGTGCTAAATTTGGGGTACGCATGACCATGCCGCCAATTGAAGGTGACGCCAATGATTACGTTCAAACAGGGCATGACTTGGCACTGCTTTTAAAGCCCCAAATAGCAACGGACTACCTAATCCATGCCGATGGCTTTTCAGAGCAGCCTGCGCCTATTTCGTGGCTTGTGAAGCACTGGATACAAGACCAAGCTTTGGTCATGGTGCATGGGCCTAGTGGCGGCGGCAAGACCTTTGTTACCCTTGATTGGATGCTGCACATTGCCAGTGGAAAAGCAAGCTGGTTCGGCCATAAGGTTAGGGCTGGAAACATGGTGTATTTAGCTGGTGAAGGACACCACGGCTTGCGAAGTAGGATTGCAGCTTGGAAGCACCATAACAATGTCACTAGCCTCAATATGTGGGTTAGCAAGTCAGGCGTAGACCTTAACACCGCTGAAGGGTATTTGAAAGTTTTAGAAGCGGTCAGGGCGCTCAAGATCAAGCCAAGTGTCATTACCGTGGACACTCTGCACCGCTTCATGGCCGGTGACGAGAACAGCGCACAGGACGCAAAGACCATGCTAGATGCTTGCGCTGCGCTCATGCAAGAGTTTGATTGCACCGTTATTCTGGTTCACCACACTGGCGTGTCGGATGAGGCTCAACACCGCGCCCGAGGCTCTAGCGCATGGCGTGGTGCATTAGATATTGAGATCAGCGTGGTGCCAAGTAAGCCAGGCAAGCCAATGGAGATTATTCAGCGCAAGTCCAAAGATGCTGAGATGGCACATACCGTTTATGTTGAACTGGAATCGGTAGCGATACCCAACTGGTTTGATGAGGACGGAGAGCAAGTCACTAGCGCAGTGGTGGTCAAAGGCGAAGCACCAGAAAGCGCAAAGAAAACAAATGCAGGCTTTGTATCGTTTGAGAAAGCATGGTGGACATCAGGCGCAGAAGATCGAGGCGGCGCACCGTACCTCACCAGATCGGCCTTGGTTGACTATGGCAAAGAGAATGGATTGGAGGGAACCAAACAAAAACGCATTACTGATGCCATCAAACCAGACTTAGTTAGTGGCTCATTCATTGCGCCGTTGATCGAAGCTAAGTTCATTGAACCCCATGAAAACGGATGGCTTGTCATTGACCCTGGCACGGCATCAGGAATGATGTTGAAGAAATAATTTATTTGTGATAAACTTTCCAACATGAACAAAAAACTTACTCAACTTAAAGCCAAGCTAAGAGCCGCGCAAGCGGAACTTTCTATTCGAACCCGTACAAACAACAGTGCGTCACGGGCCTACAACAAAGTTACGGCACACATTGCCGAATTGGAGAAACGCATTGCTGACATGGAGAAAATTTCAGAGTGAATTACCGAACTACACCGAAGCCGATTTATTGGTTTTGCTTAACGAGGAACGCAGCCAACACAAACGTGTGTCTATGCTTGAACGAATACACCAGCGTTACAACACTTTGCGCGTTAGCCGTGAGCGCGTAGAACTTTTAAAGATTGGGAAAAGGCCGTGAAATCTTCACAAGAAATGTATGACGAAGGGTATGCCATACCTCAGTACGACATTTCAACTGTAAAACGAACGTGGCGTTACAAGGACAAAATTTTTACCACGCCGTATGACGCACCCGTTGAAAAAATAATGTGGAACGGGCACTTAATGGAATTTTTGAAAATGGAGAAGATTGATGAACGCAGTACCCGCTAAATACTTTGCATTCCCACCCTACCGAGCCGAAGACCTTGGCGGCAAGATGGGTTGGTGGGGCGTAATGAACCGTAATGGCTTTAATTGCTTGACGTTTTCCGATAAGCCAGGGGCAGTGGTGACAACTGAGGAATGGGCAAAACAGATTGCAACTGAGTGGAATGACGCATATAAAGAATGAACAATTTTCAAACATGGGAGCAAAGAAATTTAGCAAAGTTTGCCGCAGAAGCAAACAAGAAAGTGTTAGAGCAACAAGAAGAAATCAAGGCATTGCGTGAAGACTTGCGCGTTGCACTTGATGCATATCGACAACTACTTACAAAGGAAGAAACCAAATGAACATAACTCGATTAACCCAAGCACGTAGCCTGTTCCCAGGCCAGCGCGAGTATCAGCGCCAGTGGGCGCGTAGCATCCGACTGCTTGGCAGCCGGTGGCTGTTGGCTACACCAAGGGGGCGCGTATGAGCAATACAGACTTAGGTTGGCGCAAGCGCCAGATAGCCCTTGACATCAAAGCAGAGAACGCCCGTGAGTTGGGGCTGGACTATGAGCCTGACAAGACAATCATTGAGATGGCGCGAGAGGCTGGAATAAAACACAACACTATCGAGTTTTATAGCGAAGAACTGAAATCCTTTGCCGAGCTGGTGCGTGAAGATGAGAGTGAGGACTGTGCTTAGGTGTGCAAGGCAAATGACCCAAATGACGGCAGCGGATATAGCATGGCTTGTAAAGCCTTGGCTAAACTTATAAAAGCAAGGGGGAACACATGAAAGAAGAATGGCTGATGTCCGGAGCAATAGTTCCGGTGGACGTTAAAACAACAGCCGCATTGGTGGCTGAAATCAAAAGGCTGATTGACGTTGTTGGTGGCATGGCGTTGGCACAGCCAGAGCCTGTGAAATTCAAATGCACCGTGGTTGATGACCAACACCCTCAAGGCATACCGCTGGAGCAATGGGGCGACCCACCCGCAGCACAGCCAGCACCTGTGCAGGAGCCTGTGGCGTACTGCGAGATTCACTACCTGCCTGAGCCGTGTGCCCAATGCTCCAAAGAGCACGAAGGGTACAACACCCCACCCGCAGCACAGCCAGCACCTGTGCAGGAGCCTATTCACCAGTGGCGACAGCGGTATTCGCCGTACTGGTATGACGGTTATCCCGACCACGAAGATGGAGGTGGCCCTTACGAAACTCGCATCTTGTATGCCACCCCACCCGCATTAACGAAGGAAAACACATGAACGAAACAGATGTATCAAAGTGGGCGAAGCGCCACAACCTTGATCGATTTCCGAGCGAACTGAGGGCAATGATAAGTGACGCGCTTCAACTCTTTGGGTCTTCAGAACCCGCAGCACAGCGCAATCCGCTGACGGATAAACAGATTTACGCAATGTGTGCGGATTTCCACAGTTGGTCGGAATGGGATGGCGCGGGATACCAAAAAATGTGGCTTGATTTATGTCGAGCTATTGAAGACGCCCACGGCATTAAGGAGAGCACATGAAAGACGAAGACGATGACACCCAAGGGTTTGAACCCGATTGGGCAAACTTTGCAAATGGCAGGGCGGCTGGTCTGGCTGAAGCATTTGAGCGAATTGCTGAGAAGGTCAAAGAAATGCCTTGGGAGAACGACACCAAGGACAGTTTCTTGGTTTGGCTGAAGGAGCAGCGATGAGTTACATTGTTGCATCATTGCCACCCATGAAGTGTTTTGTAAAACGAGAGTTCTTGTACAACCACACCAAAGGCCACGGCGAACTTGAGCCTGCAATCTGGGTAAGCCTCAAAGCATTGCGGGGGCAGGTGTTTCGCATTGAGTCGCTGTTGCCCAACTACGGCGCCCTGTACGACAAACTGCCGATCCACGCTTACG